ACCGAGAACCCTGCGGAGTATATCAAGGAGCATATCATCCGTGGTGACCGTGGAGACGGTATTCCTAACTTCCTGTCTGCGGATAACGTTTTCGTGTTGGGTGAGCGTCAGAAGGTCATCTCCAAGAAGAAACTTCAAGAATGGATAAATAGCAGTGCAGAAGACTTCTGTACCACGGATACCATGCTTCGGGGCTATAAGCGCAACCAGATGCTTGTGGACCTAGACTTTGTTCCTGAGGCTATCAAAGAGCGGATCGTAGAAGCCTTTGATAAGCCCAAGCAGGGTAGCCGTCAGAAGATGCTGAATTACTTTATTGAAAACCGACTCAAGAATCTCCTTGAAGTCATTGATGAGTTCTGATAATGAAAAATATTTATGAAGTGTTTGATGAGTTTGAGGCCGCACCGTCCCGTCAGGGTCGAATTGAGGTTCTCCGTAAGAATAGCAGCTACGCACTACGAGAGGTTTTGCGCGGTGCTTTCAACCCTAATATCAAGTTTACTATTGATAAGGTACCGTATTACAAACCCTCTGATGCTCCCGCTGGATTAGGTTATACCTCAATTCACCAGGAACTCGGCAGGGTTTATTTGTTTGAAGAGGGTAATCCGAAAGTGGCACCCAATTTGACATACAGCCGCAAAGAGCAAGTACTGATACAGATACTTGAAGCTCTTGAAAAGAGAGAAGCAGAAATCTATATGAACATGCTCCTCAAAAATTTAAAGGTTAAAGGTTTAGATTCTAAGATTGTAAGAGAAGCGTTTCCAGATTTACTCTAACCCGTGAAATCTATATTATGCTCCTAATGGAGTATAGATGAGAAAAAGAAAAGTATCAAGGTTAAAAAAACTTTTAACTAGCAATGAGAATACAACATATGAGACAACCCTTGAAGATTGTCAAAAGTGGTTTCGCATACTCAACAAAGAGATATTCAACAACAAACTTCCGCCCGTGGATGAAATCGATATTCGCTGGCGCAGAAAGACATATGCTTTCTATTACTATGAAATGGACACAGAAGATCCAAACTTCATGGTGTGCAAGCTATGCATGAACAAAAGATACAAGAACAAAAAGTTTTTCGTAGAAGTCTTGGCCCATGAAATGGTTCATCACTATCAATTCATGTTTGATGAACCTGTTTCTCATGGATCAACATTCACCGCATGGTGTGATAAGTTCAACAAAAAAGGTCTGAAGTTAGTTAGAGCATATGAAGATGAAAGCCAAAAACCAAAATAACTACGACGATTTTGATTATGAACCCTATGAAGAGAAAAAGGGCAAGATCAAAAAGGTGGATTCAGAGCATCACAAACGCCGCGAAATCCGAAACTGGAAAAAAGCATGGGTCGACCATCTAGATGAGGCTGATGAGATGGACGATTTTTACGCAAAACCAGTACCGAGACGCTAGTGTGGCATTCCTGCCACATTAGACTAAAGTATTAGACTTTTCCTGCCGATTTTTATTGACTCCATCCGTGGCTCCTGTATATTGTCCTCAAGATTGATTGAGGAGAACAAAACATGGCTATCACCATCACGAAGTCGACCTATACTGCCGAGTCAAACTATGTAACAGAAGATGTTACACTCGCGGAAGGTGCGACCCTCAAGGTCTGGCAAGGATCGATACGGGTCATGTCTGACGTTTGGGAGATGACCACTTACGCCACCTATTGGGACCAAGCTCAGGAGCGACTCCTGACCCAAAGCTGGGTCAAGACCGCAACGGTCGACGCCACTCCTGAGGTTCTTGAAAAGGTCAAGGCTTATTTGTATCAGATTGAGTTACAAAAGGTGGTTGAACAGGCCGAGAAGGAAGCCACCACCATTGGTAAGGACTCTCTGGTGAAGGTGGTCAAGGGCCGCCAAGGTAAGGGTACGGTCGGTAAGGTGGTTGTCACCATGGAGCGACCCTACCAGATGGGCTGGCGGTCGAGTGTGGCCACCAAGGTCGGTATCGCGACCTCTGACGAGAAGGTCAAGGTTGCTGGACGTAACGGAAAAGTATACGAAAATTACAAAGATGTTACATGGGCTTGGGCCATGAATTGTGAATTGGTAGAGGTCCCCGAGATTGACCTCAAGGAAGCTCAGGAAAGGGCGCGGAATGCTTCGGTCTGGAAATTCAAAGACCTCTATCGTGCGGCGTAACCCTGTCGCCAAGGAGCTTCGGAATGGCGCCTTCAGACCTCGGATTGTCAAGTCCAAGCGTATCTATAAGCGTTACAAATGTAACAAGCTCAGTTACACTCAGGAAGTGTGACATTCCTGCAACATTAGACTAAAGTATTAGAAGATTTATGCCGATTTTGGTTGACTCCACCACCAGAACCTTTAGGATCAATCCGTAATCAGTGAGGAGACCTTCTATGACCAAGCGTGACTTCGTTATTTTCGCGGAAGAGATCCGCAATTTGCTCGACCCGCAACAGCGCCTCAATGCGGCTACCGCGGTGGCGGCCGCTTGCGTTCGTATCAATCCGCGTTTTGATGCCCAGAAGTTTTATGTTGCTTGTGGCATCACGCCGGCTGAAATTCGCGATGACCTTTTGTGTCAGGTTTGCGGCGTTCGCTAAGGAGTTGACCATGAGCCGTATGAAAGACTTTTTGATGATCGTTGAAGAATTGGTCTATGATGCTATTGAGGCGGGCGCAAAGACCGATGAAGATGTTTACGCCTTTGTTACCATGAAAACGGGCAAAGATGCCGTGACCCTTGATAATATCAAGGACATTACCAAGTTTTTTGCTCAAGAGTGGATGTGAGAGGGTTGACAGACCTCTCCGTTCCTGCTAGTATCTATCCTGTCAAAAACACACACACAAAGGAAAACACTTATGCCTATCGTTTCTGCTTCTAATGGTATCCGCCCCGAAATCCGCGCTCTTGCGGTGATCAAGCTTAACAAGCCGGTCACTCCCAAAGAGATCAATGATTGCGTTGGCACCGGCGATTATGCCGCCAAGTATGTTTCGTTCCTCAATACCCGCTATGGCTTCACTATCGAAACTCAAAAAGATGGTCGCCGTGTTGTCTCTTACACCTGCATTGCCGAGCCGGCTAATGTTGCTGACCTTCGTGCTATGAAGCCCAAGACTAAGGCGACCGCAGCGGTTGCCAAGAAGGTCGCCAAGCCGACCAAGATGGTCAAGGCGCTGACGCCTGAACAGATCAAAGCTAAGAACCTTGAGACCATGAAAAAGGTCACCGCCAAGCAGACTGGCAAGAAGATCGTGGCTAAGGCCGCCGCCAAGAAGATCAAGGTCGATCCTGTCGAACAGGCGCTTGGCTCTACTGGTGAAGTCGCCACTTCTTTCACCGTTGATGCTGGTTGGGACTCCATGGAAAATGTGAACGTGAAGGACTTCCTTCGCTAATCGGTTTCAAACCAAACTTGGCGGGGTTTCGACCCCGCTTTTTTTATAGGAGAAAAGTGATGCTGAAGAAACTGCACGAACTCTTCAACGAATACCGTGAAGAGTATGGTGTTCTTACCGCAAGAAAGATGGCGCAGAAAGAATGTATCAGTGAAATGGTCGATGATCTTTGCACCGATATAGAGCTTTCCACCGACGAGAAGGTCGATAAGATTATTGCCATTCTCGAACTTATGAACCTGAAGGTTGACTGATGAACATCTTCTACATTGATAAAGATCCTCGCGTGTGCGCGGAACAAATGGTCGACAAGCATGTTGTCAAGATGATCCTTGAGACTGCACAGCTATTGTCGACCGCTCATCGCATGATCGACGGTGAAGAATACATCGAAGACAAGTATGTGACAGGTTCTTTGCCGCCTCGATATCGTAAAACGAAACGTTGGCGCTTGCCTGATAATCGTGAGAACATTCTCTATTCAGCCACGCATGTCAATCATCCGTCTGCAATCTGGTGTCGCCAGTCAAACAACAACTACAACTGGCTCTATTGCCACTTTGCGGCTCTGTTGAATGAATACACTTATCGTTATGGTAAAGTGCATAAGTGTGCATCGATGGCATCGACCTTGCGCTTCACACCACAACTTATTCCTGTTGGCTATTTCACACCTGTCACACCAGCGATGGCTGAACAGTATATCATTTCACAGGACTCGGTGTTGAATTACCGAAACTATTATAAGCAAGGCAA